GATACACCTGTGACATCGACAAGATCAGGTTCGCCCCACGCATCTTCGCCCCAAGTACCTCTGCCCCATCCAGTAATATCTGCCACATATTATCTCTATGCGATTCGGATAATTGCGTTTGACGCATCCGCTGTTGGGAATGTAATAGTAAAATCTCCAGCGGTGCTTGTTTTATCCCCACCAAATGCCAAAGCACAAACAGCTTTATTTGAAGCACTGCTATTATAAATAAGTGCTCCATTAGCTGTAACTGATGCGCTGGAAAACGTGAGATCTGAGAAGTCACACAACGCCGTCGTTCCAGAAGTCGTTGGCGTTACTGAAGTTAGGTTTGAACCCCCACTTGAATAACCTGTGCCACTAACTTCGTTAGTTGTGGCAAATGCTGTAGTGCTTGCACCTAGAGATGCGCTGCTAGTAAACAATGCCAGTTTAAACGTATTACCTGTAGTAGCAGTAAAGTTGTGTGTGCCAACAAGTATTTCCTGTTTAAACGAGGTACACATAGCTGTAGATATAGCCATTATAGTCTCCTTAAAATATCAGCCATTTCCTGTTGGCCTTGTTTTTTTAACTCCGCTATCAGAGTTGTTCTGTCACTTTTGATAGCCTCTTTCATATAGTACGATATTGTTTGCAATACATCACGTTTAAACGCTTCTGCCTGTTGAGCTATTAACGGATGACAGTTGCCACCAATATTTATAATTCTTTCCGTTGCTGTTTCTGCCCAAAACTCTGGGTCATGGCCCTTGAAGTCTGTAGTGTGAACAGCGTATGCGCCTAACTTAATACTTCCTTCAGAACTCATCAGCTAACCTTAACCGCTCTTTGGCCCGTTCTATAAGCATCAGTACGCTCATACCCATCGCCTTCTTTTTGAATCTGGCCTAAAGCCACTTCATATTGCTGATTGTAAAACTGTATTACGTCAGGTTCTCCTTTCATAAAAATATACGCTTGAACTAGCGATCCATACAAAATTGCGTTAGTTGCATTGGTTCCTAGCCAGCTTGTGCCATCCGATGCAGCTGTTATTGATTCTGGCTTGTAAGAGTAGTGAAGCTCTGCTGTAAAGTTAGCGTTAGGTGTTGGCCCAACTATAAAAGTACTTTCATCAAAGATTCCGTAATACTTTGGCACTCCAGTCGTTGTACTTACAGGATGTGCTGCTCTTATAAAGTTGACATCCTTAAATATTAAATACTCATAGCCTGAGTTATCTATTGCCAATGAATAGGAATATAAAAAGTCTGAGGGCTTCGATAAATAAAAATTGCCACTGGTTAATGTACCGCTAACATTTTTTCTAAAATCTGGAAGCTGTACCGCCCGTAGTATTTGTTCTTCTGTAGCTTTTACAAAGTTGGCAATATTATTAGAAAACGTAGTTTCAGTGTTTTCTGTGTAATCTTTAATAGCTTGGGTGAGTGTTGTATATGTCCACGCCATCAGCTTGTCACCACTGTTACAAATCCAATCTGGCCTTCCATATCAAGACCAACAGTTCTTGAACCAAGTGCGCTGTTACCTCCACCAACAGGATCGAATGCGCCTAGTATCCTGCTTTGCTGTAATGCTTTATCAGGTCTAGGATTACGCAGTGCTTGCGGATCAGACATCTTCATTCTGCCTAATTCGTATTGAGGATTATCTACATCAACAACATCATAGCCAACACGCAAGCCTGTATCTCTGCCATCTCTTATCAGCGGAACAAGATCTTCTAGCTTGTAACGAAAACCTGTTACGTCACAAAAACCAAAAGCATATTTACCTCTAGCATAAATGCTCAATGTCTATATCCTCCCGGCACAAAATACAACGATCCTTTCTCTCTGTGAGCGTCAGAAGCAATACGCCATTCATCTTCATAAAGCTGCTTCAATAGTTGTATTCGATCTTTAGATTCCTCTTTCTTCAAACTTAAATAATAGGCAAGCCCTGCAACCAGACAAGGCAAGTATCTTGATGGTACTTCTGGATTAGTACCTGCATTGGCCCCTGTATCGGCTATACGCTCGATATAGTAATACACCAAGGTATATGTTTCCTGAGAGTCAGGTACAGGCCATAGGTTAATAGAGTTAGCAGAGTCAGATCTTTCAAACCAATACTGCAAAGGCTTTGCAGAATCCAGCTTATTTGTGAGATGCGCAAACTGCTTTACAGATATTCTGGTTAAAGATTGATCTGTTTGGCTAGATGTATCTCCAGCATCAGTTCTAATAAATGCTTCAACAATATCTAATATCTTAGCATCTAAAGTATATCTGGCAGTGCCAGACGTTAGCGACTGAGTGCCTTCTTTTACCGTCCACAAGTTAACGCCACGGTTTTGCCATTCAAGAAACATCAAGTCCAAACTTCTTCGAGCAGTCCTATAGTCGTAACCACTCTTTAGTTCTGAACCCGCTCTCTCAAATGCCTCCTCCATGACATCACCTAAGTCTAGGCTGAATGTGTAGGTAGAAGTCACTAACTACTTCTTTTTTGCTGTAGTTTTTTTAGCCGGTGCTTTCTTTGGAGGCGCAGCTTCCTTTACTTCTTTAACTGGCTCTAAAGATTTTAATGCTGCCTCTGCCTGTTCTTTTGAATATGGCTTATCATCAACCATGTTGCCGTCTTCATCTACTATCTGGAAGATAGGCTCCATCGTTATTAAACTATAGCCATTTTCAACTAGCTTATATTTACTAGCCATTCAGCCCCCTTTACTTGCGCTTCTTAGTGACGCCGTTTTTTTTCATTTTGCTAGAACCGCCACGCATACCTTTCTTTTTCATAACACCCATCTTTGGCATCTTGCCACCGCGCATGCCTTTCTTCTTAGTACCGCCTCTCATTCCCATAGGCTTCTTTTTCATAACGCCCATTTTTTTACTGCCATTTTTCTTTCTCATGCTATCTCCTTTAGCCTGTTATAGAAAAGTTCCCTAGTTTTAAACACATGGTCTGGATTGCTTTCTCCGAATACAGATTGATAGTAATCTGTTCTTTCTAACTTGTATGCTGCTTCATGCAGTTTAGCTAAACGCTGCACATACATCATTCCATATACATAATCGTTAGAAGGCTCGAAGTCCTCACTATCCACAACCTGACTATCAAAATCATCAGGATGAAACCCCATGATCCATAAGTCCCTATCTCCAAACGCTCCATCTGATATTGCTTCGTTAATAACATCTATCCTTTCATGATAGGCTGTTTGGTCTTCCTCGTATTCTAAATCAACAACAATATCTACATCGTATGAATCATCGAATAACTCTATCGCCTGATACAACGGCATAAAACTCTTATTGCGTTTAAACGATATCTTAACTCTTTGATTGCTCCATGATGATGATGCATATGGACATCCACTCATGCCGTTATATTCCTCTAACGGTTGCTCTAAAGTTTGTGCCGACCATTCTCTAATTTCTTGTCGAATAGCGATTTCCATGCGTTTAAACGACCCGTTGTAAGTCTCTATATAAACCTTTAACAATCGCTTTTAACGATGTTTCCGGTGTATTTAAAAACTGCTCTATCGTCATTTGATGGGCGTTTATTATCGCTGTATGAGTTTGAAACGTGACATACCTGCCTTCTTCGTCCATTGATATGGATACTCTCACAGGATCTCTTGGATCACTGAAGACGTAGAAGCAAGCCATCATTTTATTTTCGAACTCATTCAGCATTAGTATCTTTTGATTACCTGCAAAACAATGTTGTACACATCTCCATCAGAGTGAGCTACCGTAGTAAACTTAACATCTCCAGTTGTACCTGACGCCTTTGTATCAGGGATTCCTGTAAACTCTGAAAAGTCTAACGTGTCAGAAAAGTCAGCATTAAGCTGCCACGCTAATACATCAGTAGTTGCATCAAAAAATATTTTTACTCCCATCCCTATGGTTGAGTAATAAATCTTTTGAATCTCAATAGACGAGCATGATGCGCCCGTCATAGGGTCTGGTGTTAACGCAGATACATCTATCTTTGTTACAGCTGCCTCACCAGTACCATCGCTTACATTTGTAAACTTAAATACCGCAACCCTTGGGCCATCTTGAATGGTTTGTGTGCTTACTGCATCAGCCATTATGATCCCCTATTATGCGATTTGCACATACTCAATGATGAACGTAAAAGAACCTGCTGTTGTAGCATCAACCGTATTGGTGATGTTGCAATAGATTGTTCTTGCGGTATCTGTATATTGAACAGAAGCAGGGGCGGTAGTGCCGCTTTGAGTCTGAACAACTAGAGTGGTTAGCGTTACGTTGTGTTCAACAACCGTTGTACCACCATCAAGAATCTCATC